CAACGCCAACGTTACCGACAATAACCAGCAGAGATGGCTAGAAAACATCCTAAGAGACACGAAAGGTCAATACACCACTGAGAAAAAGATATGGGCCCGGGATAAGCTGGAGAGTACCTTGACTGGATTCCTAAAATTCAAGGAACTGAGAGACCTTATGAGAAACTATTACAATAAGGTACCATCTGGTCAAGCCATACCAGCCAGTAAGGAACTCATATTTCACAACTATACTGATGAGGACCATTGGGTAGTGTACCCTGAAAAGTTTGACCTGCTAAGGTCAGTGTCACGTCCTTTGATGTACCTGTATGATATAAAGTTAGTATGCATAAGAAAGGCCGATGTACCTCATCCAGATGGGGTTAATGGTGATAACTTAGCTGCTTCCTTAACCAAATTTAAGTTGGATAAGTACGGTTTAAGGGGTGAGAGATAATGCTGGATTACGGTAGGGCATCTGATGATTATATAAAAAACATAATAAATAAGGACTTATACGAGCAATTATATACCCCCTGCTTCAACCTGAGTTGTGCGCTAGGTGATGTGGATGGTAAGGTATATACTGGTATTATGACTCAAGTCCTGACAGGTTTGGATATAGTTTCTCCTGGTGTACTGGTTCTAGGAGAAACAGGAATAGAACCCCCTAGCTCCATACTAATAGAGCAACCTTATAATACGCAGACCTCACGTGCTGCCTTTGACCTATTTGTGTTGTTGAAGGCATCAGATCCTACTATAGTGACCACCCTAGAGGAGGCAGCAGACATACAGCCAGTTAGCTTGATGGTCTCCTATGCAGACAGTATGGCTCCTGCTATACGTAATGCAGTTAACACCCTATATCTGGAGTGTCTGGCATTGTACCGAGAGCTATTGGTGGCCTCCTTAGACAACCCAGTAACTATGACCAAAGAGGATGTTAGCAGGGTAGTAACGAATATACGGTGGCTTAGTACTAAGCTAGAGGCAGTCAACCCTAAACCCTACAGCCTGATAGAAGCTGTTAGAGACGTGCAGATTACTCTGTCTTATATATTGTCTATTCGTGGTGTGTTTAGAACAGTGGACACTGACATGATGGCAGAGCTAAGTGAGTTATCGGATAGCGTTACCAGTTTGTCGGACAGGTATACTTTGAAACAGTACATCGTGCAGGATGGGGATACTATACACCGGGTAGCTCAGAAAATGCTGGGAAGCGCAGAAAAGGCCATAGACGTCATTGAGTTTAACAAGCTATCGTACCCCTTTATACAGAGTCTGCAAGACACCAGATTACCCAACACCGTAACGATGGGAGACACTCTGTGGATACCTGAATTTACCTCTGAGCAGTCTGACAATACTGACCTGTCGTACCTAGGTGGAGATCTTATGCTGGTAGATAGGGATTTGTCCGGCGGTGACTTGCAGGAAGACACCTATGGGGATTTACAGATAGTGGAAAATCTAGACAGTCTCGTACAAGACCTCAAGAGCAGGCTACAGATAGAAATAGGAACCATGTTATTTCACCCCCTGTATGGCAATAAGTTGCAAAGGATAGTGGGACAAAAAGGCAATCCAGAATGGGAGCAACTAGCTAGGTTGGAGGCAACTAGCATGTTCCTATCAGATGACAGGATACAAAATGTAGAATCTTTAATAGTTACAAGGATACAAGGTGGCATATCGGTGGACGCTGTGTTGGAAGTAGCAGGCTCTGCTACCCCGGTACCTTTTAGCTCTTATCTTAAGGAGGACGACTACCATGGGTTTGCAGATTAAAACGTTTAGAGAGATACTACAAGACATGGCTAGCTGGGTAGTGTACAACAATCCCAAGTTGAACAACTTTAGGGTAGGTAGTGCTTTACGTACCATTCTAGAGGCTGTAGCGGTAGAGTTGGAAGCCATGTATTTCAAGATGAAAAAGGCATTTTCACAAGCAGTGGAGGAATCCATAGCAAACAGCTTTAACTTCTACCAGCAAGCAGCTATACCATCTTCTGGTACTGTTATTATGGAGTTCCGTGGTTACTTGGCTCAAAAACTGCTGATACCTAAGGGATTCAGATTCTCCACCCAGCCCGTAGGAGGTAAGGTAGTGTACTTTGAGACCAAGGAGGAAGTATTATGTCCAGAGGGTACGCTATCAGCAGTTCTGGATATAAGATGCATAGAAGCTGGTACTGTAGGTAATGTGCCAGCCAACTCTATTACTCTGTCTGTGACCCCTCTGTCTGTGATATCCAAGATATACAATACAGAAGCATTCATAAATGGTGAGGCAGAGGAGTCAAAAGAAGAATATAAGAAGAGATTCAATCAGTATATTGAAACTCTAGCTAGGGGAACTGTTAGTTCCATACAATACGGTTGCTTGAAAGTACCAGGAGTATCTGGGGCCTACGTTAGTGATCAGATTGGAGAAATAAAGGCGTATGTGCATGATGCTGCTGGTAACCTTTCGACAGAGCTGAAAAAACAGGTGGAAGATACATTGATTGACTATAGACCTGCTGGAACAGGGGTATTGGTCTTGCCAGTTAATAAGCGCCCAGTGGATGTAGACATAACAATCACTATCAAAGAAGGGTTCAATGTAGATGCCTACAAGAATCTGGTCAAGTCCTCTGTCACCATATTTTTGAATAACTTCGTGGTATCTAAGAGTCTTACTAGGGCAGAGCTGATTACCCACATCATGGGCATAGACAAGAACGCTATAGTAAATGCTGTCATCTCCTTGCAACAGGATATTACTATAGTAAATTTTGAATTGATAAGGGCAGGTACTCTCAACGTCACTGTCAACCAGTAAGGAGGGTTAACGTGGTCCATATACTAGATTCTGTAGCCAGAATTTTCAAAAGGAAGCCCACTAAGGCTCTGCTACCTTTATCCATGGGCATTGACAGGGGTCTAAACACAGCCCTTGACAACCTTGTGGAACTAGAAAAGCAATATGACATTGGTACTGCTGAGGGTGCGGAGCTGGATGAGTGGGGCAGTTGGTTTAACGTCTACAGGGACTTAAATGAGCTTGATAATGAATATAGAGGACGTATATTGTCAACCGTATCCACCCAAAAGAACACAATCCCAGCTATAAGGCAGGCAGTAGCTACTTACCTATCTGCCTTCTATGGGGTGAGGGTGGAGCCTTCAGACGTCAAAATATATGAGCCTTACACCAACATTATTAAGTACAGCGATATAAATTCAGCATATAGTACTGATGACAAGTATCCAGATGCTTTGTTCTACAGAAGTAACGTCATAAGCATAATCATACCATATGGAGCTACAGAGGGATTAAAGAAGCTGTTACAGACAATTAGGCCTGCTGGTTTGAAAGTGGTTTTTGATGTACAGTTGGTGCCAGAAAGACCTGACCCCTCGAATCCTGGCTCTCAGCCTGTAGACGCCACCCATATGGTGCCTAACGAAAATGTAGTAATAAGTAGGTATCTAAAAGCGGTAGGTACTGATGGGTTCTTCCACCCATTTATGAACGGCATTACAAAATACTCAGGCACCAGAAACTTGTACAGTTGGATAGAATTGCAACTAGGTGGGGCCTTGGTGCAACTCTTGTCCCCAGTACAGATTATAACACAATCTGAATTTGAGTACATGTTGCAGGTTTCGTATCCTGACCCGGTTATATATCCTCTTAATGAATTGGACTTCTACACTAAGGCCATGATAGGAGACACTCACGTCACTGTGGGTAAGGAACTGTTTATCTACTCTAAGTCTCAGGGTACAGCCGTAGTTCCAAATGAGCACCTAGAACTAGAGAAATGGACTATGCTACACTGGCCTGACGTTAAAATATATTCAGGCAATAGGGAGCTGGAAGTGTCAGGAGGACTACCTGTCCTAGGTGATATAACTCCCGTTTATGATCAATATATGTCCGTTTCTCCATATTATAATGATGATGAGTTTAATATCAAACTGAGCTCAGCATACACCATAGCTGAGATAGGAGACGTGCCTTTAAATAGGGCAACGTGGATTAATGGGCCTATTGATATAGAAATCACTCAAAACTAGGAGGAATTGACAATGGCTATTAGTACAGTTTACGGTCATGTTAGCAGGGCTTTGGAGTTTTTCAAGCATGATGATTTGTTTTTTGGCATAGGGAGAACAACAGCATGGACCGATGAGCAGGTTCCACCAGCTCCAGATGTTAATATACAGGAAGTAGAAGAAATCGTTGCCTTTAAAAAGGTGATAGAGAAGAAGATGGTAGTGCCTGATGCACAAGGAACCATCTTTTACATGGGAGAACAGTACAGAGAAGTGACAGCGGCCCAAGCAGAAGCCGAAAAATCCAGATGGGTGTACGTCTCTACCACTCTTATCGGCAATGAAGTTCCACTAGCTTCCTTTAGACAACTGGGTTTGTACTCTGGTCTCAAGGTAAAGGACACTGTGCCTGCTGGCAAAATAGCCCTGCTACCAGCTGATATAGAAGACACGGGTCTGTTGGAAATCATAGACAACCGTAGGGTTACCCACAGGCAAGAAGACCAAAGTGAGAAGTTGTCCCTTATAGTAGAGTTTTAATTGGAGGTGTACTAATGGATCTTACAGGAAACCCATATAACAACACTTATGATCCTAACAAGAAGTATAACATGGTGTTGGCTTACCCCGGCAGGGCACCCCAAAGCAGAGAGACTATAGAAATACAGTCTCTCTTTCTTGATCTAATCAAGAGGCTTGGAGATGTGCTAATGAAAGATGGCAGCATAGTGTCTGGATGTCAGATTACTATAGACGTTGCTAAGACTAAAGCCACAATCTCCTCTGGACAAATCTACGTACAGGGTATAGTACACCCAGTAGATGAGCAGACGGTTAATATCACAGGCACAGGAATTGAGACTATAGGTGTTAAGATAGTGGAGGAAATTGTAACCGCTGAAAAAGACAACAGCTTATATGACCCTGCTCAATCTTATAGCAACTATGGTCAAGCTGGTGCAGACAGGCTTAAGCAAACTCTGAAATTCTTCAAAAATGACCCACAGGCGTATGCGGTATACACCTTGCAGGACTCAACGGTAGTAGAAAATACACAGCCACCTACTGTGGATGTGCTGACTGATGTTCTGGCACGTAGAACCTATGATGAGAGCGAAAACTATAAGGTTAGGGGCTTAAAAGTCACTGTAGAACCTTTTGACTCTGAAAGTGTGCAGGTTCAGGTTTCTGCTGGTAAATGCTATGTCATGGGCTATGAAATCAGTAAGCCTGCACCTACAGTCGTGAAACTTCCTATGTCTAAGACCTTTAAAGAAGTGCAGGATGAGCCTAAGCTATATGACAAGGACACAAGCACTTACTTGTTGAGCACCGCATATGTAAGAGCTGTGACTGAAGTTGTTGGTCAGTCCCTAGTATCAGAATACGTAACTAGGGGTGGTATCCTAGGAGGCCTTGATATCCTGCCTAATCAACCTGTATTTGACATAGTTGCTGTCAATCAGGGTGGTGACTGGAATGATACCACACAAACCTTTACAGGGGGCAAGACTTTCCGTAAAGGAACTGATTACCAGCTTCTAGATAACGGGGTGGACTGGTCTATAGCGCCTAGCTCTTCCGACCAACCTACCTTAGGAAGCTCCTACAAAGTGGTGTATAAGTACAATAGGCACTTCACTCAGTATAAGGACTTTGACCTGTATCTGAATCCAACCAATGGACGTCACTACTTGAGGTTCTTAACAGATGGAGTTAAACCTATTCACAACACTACTTTCAACGTCAGTTACACTTGGTATCTGGCTAGGAAGGACCTACTGTATCTGGATAAATCCGGTATTGTGTCTTACTTGTCGGGCCAACCAGACAGGTATGGCTTAGAAAAGGCTCCTGAAACCACAAACTATAATTTGGCACTAGCGTATCTTACATTGCCACCGAACTCTAGTCAGGTGCAAGTAGTAGAATTGGAAAACACTAGGATAACCATGAAGGGCATACAGGATATTATAAAACGGGTTAACACCTTGGAATATAATATCGCTGTGTCTGACTTGGATAACCAAGCGGAATCCACAGAATCTGCCACTAATCTGTCCGGTATCATCACAGATGGTTTCTACTCATTTGCTAAGGCAGATACTACTCACCCAGACTACAATGCTACTATGAATCTCTTCTCCAAGGAGATAACCATACCAGCAGAGTCTGTACTCAAGCAATTGACTCTAAATACTGCACTTTCTAACGTGGTGCAAAAGGACCTATATTTCTTAGCCCCTTACACCGAGAAAGTGATAGCATCCCAGAGCTTTGCATCAGGGACAATGAACATAAACCCTTATAAGGTGTTTAATACAGAGTCCAGTATAAGTCTTGATCCTGCCGTAGATAACTGGATTGATGAAAGCACCATATCTCTGCCTGTAACCATATCCAGCTCAGATCAGGTGACCATCCCAGCCAAGTTTGTAGATGACTGGTGGACATCAGATGTACAGAGGTTGTTGGTCAACACGGACGTCAATTCTACTACCTACACAGGGGACCCTACTCGCATCTTTGAGCAGGCTTCTACCTTCATGAGACAGATTGATATCACTATTACAGGGGGTAAATTTTCTCCCGGCAGTGACGTGAAGTGTAAGTTTGATAGCAAAGAAGTGCCATTGACTCCAGCAACAGGGTATGAAGCAGGTGCCAAAGCTGGAACTGTTAAAGTAAACGCTGATGGAACTGTAAAGGCTACTTTCAGTATACCAGCCAATACCACAACTGGCACAAAAACAGTTGCCATCTACAATGATAGTAACTACGCAGAACGTCCATTTACTAGCTCTGGATTTACAAAGATATTCGTACAGTCCCAAACTACTGTAGTTAATACTGTACAGACATTCCAAGACATCTATGGAGCACGTAACAAAATTCTGCAAGATGCTATTAATGAAGCCTTGTCAAAAGCTAACAGCAATACCGAGCGTATTGGCAGTTTAGAGGACAGGACATCTCAGCTAGAGGCTAGAGTTGCCGAGGTAGAGACTAGTCTAAGCCAAATGGTAGGTTTAGCATACGAGATACAAAGGGAGACTAATGAGACTCGTAAACAGGCCCTACAGGCTCAATATGACTCTCAGAAAGCATTAGCCGCATCCAGTGCAGCTACAGCAGCAGCTAATGAGGCTGTTAGGAAGGCAGAATTGGCACTGTTAGCCTCACAAGCGGCAGAGCAGCAATCTAGTCTAGCACTAGCAGTTGCTAGAAATGCTGATGCTAATGCTCAACAAGCGTTGAACAAGGCTAATGAGGTTCAGGCACAAGTAGGACAGCTACAAAATGTGCAGAATCAATTGCTAGCCAAAACTCAACAACTGGAATCTACTATTAACTCATCTGTAGGGAATGCTCAGACTCTTACAGCAGAGATTAATGCCCTTAAGGGACAGATGCAGACTATAACCACATCTATCAAGGTCACCCAGAATGTAGTACATGACTTGGCGGCTAAATCCGGTTATGATGCTAGCTTCCTAAACGCTGGTAGCGTAAACCGTATTGACCCTCTGGCTCAGTCGTTTGCATTCACCAATGCCGTACAGATATCTTCAATTGAAGTGGCGTTCTACAGCAAAGGTACTTTGCCTATAAACTGCCAGATTCGGGAACTGTCTGCTGGAGGTATGCCTACTACTAAGGTGGCTGGAGAAAAGCTACTAAATGCCAGTGATATTATACTGTCTACAGACGGTAGCAAGATGACTAAGATAACGTTCAATTCTCCAGTATTTATCGAAGCAGATAAGGACTACTGCTTTGTCTTGATAACTGAGGATACAGAATATCAAGTATTCACTGGTAAGCTGGGCGAAAAGGACTTAGCTAGTGGGGCGGTCATTGGTAAGCAACCTTATGAGATTGGGGTACTGTTCTCCTCATCCAATAACATCTCATGGAATGTCCATAATGACACTGACCTGAAATTCAACATCAACGCCGTCAACGTTGTCAGTGATGCTACAATGGTATTTGATGCTATACCTAGCACCAGCGTATCCGAAATTGTACTCGCTGTAGAACAGCTGGTTCCAGAAAATACCAGCATAGCATGGGAGTATGGAGTAAACTCTAGTAGTACTTGGAGTCCATTACCTACGTTTGAAAAGACAGCGGTATATGAAGTTGCTAATACCGTGAAGCTCAAATGTACTCTTAAGGTAGATCCTGGTAGCTCCATATCACCAACCATCCTAAAGAGCAGTGCCGCTGCCTATGCTATGTCTAGACAATCTAGAGGGGATTACCTGACCAAGAACGTGGTGGTAACGATACCATATGGTGGAGTGAAGCAGGTAGTGGATATGAGTTTGCCTACAGGCACCTCATATGAGCTACAATACAGCATTGATGATGGTAGGACTTGGACAGTTAATCCTATGACAAGTACTCAGCAGGTAGATTCTAAGTTTACTAGATTTACTCATGAATCTTCCGTTGTTCTGCCTCCTATTAGCATGACTAATACTAGGCTAACACCCTCTAACTCTGGGGGCACACTGCCAAATGGTAATTACTACTACGTGGTAACCGCTGTGAATAGTGAAGGTGAGACCACAGGAGTACAGGTCAATACTACCATCACTGGAGGCAATAATAGTGGTAAGGTGACTATTGACTTAACTGACATCATCCCAGAAGGTGCAGTTGGCATTAACATCTATAGAGGCACAGCACCGGGTACTGCTTCCTTAAAGTACACTCTGTCAACTCTTCCCACAGCTCCTATAGTGGACACGGGCTCAGACGACCAAGCAGCAGCTACCACACCTCCTACAACTAACACAGCGGCTCATAAGCCAACGAAATTCAGGGGTAGGATTGTGCTAACTACTACTAATATATTGAATACTCCTAAAGCTAAGAGATTTATTAACATTATGAGGGTGTAGGGTTAACACCCTCTCCCTTTTTTATTTTTACATGGAGGTGATATAGATGCCAGAAAAAACAGTGTGCCCTGATACAGGGGCTATTATCTACAGTCGTACCCCAGAGGAACAGAAAGTAGCTGATCTGGAGGATAAAGTGTCTGAGCTAACAAAACTGGTTATGCAGAGTAATAAAAATACCAAGAGGTAGGTGATAACGTGAGCAAGCCTAATCCTATAAACAAGGTGACAGATACCTTCTACAAGGTTATAGATGCAGTGAACTACATGCTAGAAAATGGGGTAGATGGATCTAGTGGGGTGCCTTCTGTATCTAGTGGAACTTTGGCAACCAGACCATCCTCTAGCTCAGAAGGGGCTCTATATGTAGCCACTGATGACAACAAGATTTACCAGTTTAGACAGTCAAGTTGGGTTACTGTGGGGGGTTCAGATACACTAGATTGGTCTAAACTCACAGGTGTTCCTACAGCATCTTCCACTCAAAATGGTGTCCTAACTAAGGAGGACTGGACTAAGTTCAATACTCCAATACCTACTGCTTCTGCTTCTCAGAACGGTGTGCTGACCAAAGAAGACTGGAGTAAGTTTAATAGTAAAGAGGATGCAGCTAAAAAAGGCACAGCTGGAGGTTATGCAGGGCTAGATAGTAATGCCAAGGTTCCTGTATCCCAGCTACCAAGCTTAGATTTCAATAAAACCTCGGTAGTGTCCACGATAGCAGCACGAGATGCCCTGACTGGCATGAAAGCTGGTGATAGGGCCATAGTACTTGATGCAGGCGACACTTCAAGAGAGGGGTTTGTATGGGATGGCACAGAATGGTTAAAGGACTCAGATACAGATTGGGCTAACGTCCTATTGGAATGGGCTAATCTATCAGGAAAACCCTCCTCTACAGTGGAGGATTTAGATGGGGCTGTAACACATTCTAAAGTTGTATCTGGTAATCCCCATGGTACTACCGCCACTGATGTAGGTGCTTACACTAAATCAGAGGTTGATACGTTACTACCTAAAAGTGCCACGACCTCTCAGGAGGGTACAGTGCGCATAAGCACTGACTACAAATCCCAATCTAGCAGTACTGTTCCAGTGAGTAAGGCTCTTTTTGACTTCACCATGCTATCGCTTGTGGACAGAGGCAATATACTCATGGATAACTTCAACTTTGCATTAGGTGTAGGTGTATACCGTGTCGATAAGCCCTCCCTTGATCCTGCCACTAACAACAGTCCAGTAGGAGCATACCCAAAAGGCTTACTGTTTGTGTCGGGGTCAACAAGTGGGGCGTCAGCTGCTACTAGGCAAACCTATGTTGAGGATACTGGTATAGCATACACACGTACTAGACCAGATACGGGCATCTGGACGAACTGGCAAACAGGCATAACAGGAGATATGGTAGCAAGCCTGACTCAAGCAGGCATAGTACAGCTAACATCAGATATCAATAGCACATCAGAGACATTAGCTGCTACAGCTAAAGGCCTAAAAACTGCTTATGATCTGGCAAATAGCGCCTACAGAAGCCGTGGAAATGTACCATTGGACTGGAACAGTGCAACCCTATCTGGAGACTACAACGTATCCTTGGCTAACTGGACTGGGTACTCTAACTATCCGGCAGGTGCTTACAACTATGGGGTATTGGTTGTTGATATAATCACTGGAGGAGCTTGTCAACAGACCTACTATACTCACGATAATCCTGGTAGAGTCTTTCAACGTATTTCCTATGGAGGAGCCAACTGGAGGCCGTGGACAGAGGTTCTCACCACCTCAAGTGGGGTTATACCTAATGACTTAACTATTTCAGGCACTGAAAAAGCATTGGTCATAAAGAACCCTTCCGCACCTAGTGGTATAAGATTCCAAGCTGGTGCTGATGGGGCGTTTTACCTACAAAAAGCTAACCTTACCACTGGTCAGACAATGGGCAACCTCATATGGGTTGGGTTAGATGGTAACCTATCTTGGCCCGGTGGAGATTTAAATGGTTTAAAGCAACTTGGCGATAGTGCTAAAGCAGGGGCTGTAGCCAGCCTACTCGCCATGGGAGTACCTACAGCTACAACAGCTGATGATTGGGCTACAGTCAATGCAAAAATAAGGAAAATTAACAGAGTCTATCTGTGGGAAAGTCCTACTATCACTTGGGCGGCTAGTGAAACTAAGACGGTAACGGCCCCAAGTGATATGTTTGCTTGCTATTCTATCTCTGCTGGCAACACTGGAGTGCTGGCCTCAACCTATTGGAGTGCTGGCACATGGAAGAACACAAATGCCAATACAAACACCACCACAACTAGATTTGAGGTTAATGGTCAGTTTGCAGGTGATGGAGGCACCAACCCTCCTAACATTACCTTGACTAATAGGCAAGCAGCACAGGTATCAACAAAAGTAACATTTGTTGGCATGTATGGATAATAAGGGAGGAATATAAATGTATGATGTCAGAATAAATCACTTGCCGGGAGTGCCTAGAAAACCCTATAGGAATGGGGTAGGTGCTTATGAAGGGGTTGTTGCCCACTCTACAGCAGTGTGGAATGACTCAGATGAAAGCCAAAGAGCTTTCTTCGGTAGGATGGAAAAAGGTAATACTAAATACAACTGGGAAATAAGGTCTGCATGGGCTCACTACTTTGTAGACCACGATTCCATTACAGAGTTCTCTGACCCATCCTATAAAGCATGGGGTGCAGGTGCTACGGCTAATAAACGGTTTGTGCATGTAGAAATCTGTCAAACCAAAGATAAGGCTAAATTCCTTGAAGCCTACAAGAGGTATACTTGGCTCCTAGCCAAGATTCTTTTTGATAGGAAGCTTGGGGTCACTGATGGTGTTACCCTAGTGTCCCACAATTGGTGTAGCTTGAACTTTAAGGACACCACTCATACAGATCCCATAAGTTACCTAGCAACTTGGGGAATAACTTGGGCTGATGTGGTGAGTGATGTGAAAAAGCAATACGGCTTGCTAGGCACTCCTGCACCTACTGATAAAAAACCTAACCTTCCTGAGGAAGATGCAGAAGACATTATAGTTGTACTAAGTGCCTTCTGGGGCTGGGCAGATGAGAAGAAGGACAAGGATGAAATACACCGCCTAGCAAATGAGGTCAGGAAAGCTGCTGGCCTATTAGACGGATATACTGGGCTGTCTCAAGCAGATGCTAACGCCATCATTTCAAAAATCTCAGCCTTCTGGAACTGGACTAGCTCTAAGCAACAGAAGGATGAGTACCATGAGTTGGCTGACAGCATACGTAAGGCGTCAGGGTTGCCACTCAACTAAATAACAAAACTCACAAATCCTAGGAGTCCTCTACTATGTCTATAGAGGACTCCTATTCTTTTTATTCAAACCATAGTTTAGCAGATATTTGAATTGTTAACTCAATATATAATCTCTAGGGGTGTTAATAGTGTTTCACAAACATCTAAAGAAAGGAGGCACTTAAATGAGGCATTACATTGCTCAGTTGGCAGATGGTTTTGGCTGGAAGACAGTATTGAGCATAGGAGGCACTATTGTAAGCGTCATAGAAGGATTCTACTCTCCTTTAATATGGGGCTTTTTGTTGTTGTTCCTGTTGGACTTAGTGACAGGAATAGCTAAATCGTTGAAGAACGGAATCCCTATAACTTCCAGTAGGTTACGAAACTCTGTAGTAAAGCTTGGTGGTTACATGGTACTGCTGACTGCCCT